TGTTTAATTGCAAATTTACCCTCCTATGAGGTATGGGTAAGAAAAGAGTATCTAACTGACCATAAGAGTGGTCATGGTGAGTTTGTAAAGGGAGTATGGGTATCTGCAAAGAGTATACCAGGTCGTGCTTTCTATTTCGAGACTTATTTACCAGAATATGCAGCAATGTTTGATAAATTGCCTATATCTGCGTTTACAACCGACCCAGAAACACCAAAACCTGATATGACCTTACATAATCTTCAGTTTTGGAACTGTATGGACTATGGAGTCGTAGCAGTACAGAAGCAGTTCATCGGTTCAATGCACTATGAAGTGATGACAAGAGACTATGGAACGCAAACTGGCACATATATTTGTACTTTAGATAACTATCACCAAGATGTAGACGCAATTGACTACTCTACAAGTGAACAACCTGCCGAACATAAGTCTCATAACCTCTTAGAACTCGATAATGGACAGTTTT